ATTGAATAGGATAAGAGACTACGACCAGTTTAAGTCACATCTGAGTACTCAAGCTAGACGGAATATGATAGAGTTGTTAAGTAAAGGAGGGACTAGGTTTGGCAACATCAAACGGAATACTGATATCCTAGAATACTTAGAGACAAGGCGGAAATGCCTTGCACCACATATAAATTTTGTGGACATTGAAGAACCTCTTTATGACCACATCCTAGCTCGTGCAGTCAGTATGAGTCCTATAGTCAGTGTAAGTATCGCCCGGCCAACTGAAGTACGCCATGGTATGTTGGTATTCAAAGAAGGGTTATGGGAAAGTAGTACATTATACAAAGGTGAGATATCAGAGGAGGAAATATTACTCACTGCTCGGGAAGAGATGCTTGCAGCCAAATTAGTATCTGTTACAAAGTGGGCAGTATCAAAGTCATTAGACATAATTAAATCAGATGAAGACATGAGATGTATAGATTTTGTACAGGCCTGTAATATATCCCTATCTACCATATCAGATGCAACATATAGTCAATTGGAGTTAGTAGTGCCTCTCAATCTTGGAGGTGAGATACTTCATAGGATACCTAATCAAAAATTCAAGAATCACGTCTCTACACGCGTATTCCCAAATGATACTATCAAAATATCAGTAATGCTACACCAGAAGAATATCGTTGATCGGAAATTAGAGGACACAAACATTAATTTTGAATATGTACGAATGTTGCTGAATATCCGGGCCACCTTTGATTACCATTACCATTCTATTCAGCCAATATTTGAACAATACGAATTTAAGAAATATAATAATATACGAGTTGTTCAAGAGTTTAGACCCCAGATAATCAAAGACCAAGGACCTCTTATGAACCGCTCAAGTCTTTTCAGAGTAGGTATGACATTAGATCACTGGCAAGTGCATCTGTCAAGCACAGCTTACCTCTATTCGGAAGACATTACTGCCGCACTTGCACACTCAAGTAGTGAGCTGTCAAAAGAATTCTTGAACACAAGAGATAGGAGGAATCAATTAATATGTGTAGATTTCTTTAGAGAATTGGATAAGGAACACTTAGCAATTGACCTCGGGATGTCCTCACAAGTTATATGGTACCCACTAGTTGAGAAATTAAAGTCCATTGATGCGGATTTCCAAGTCATGCCAAAGTCGCTAATCCAAGCATTCATAAACAACAGCATATCAACATATTTGCATAACATTCACTATTCAAAGGACATGAACAGATACAGGTCGAACTTTGAATCTAGATTTGATCTCATCCGTGGTGATAATCTTGAGTTATCATCAGCATACCAGAGCCTAGCCCAATACCTCAGGTCAAACACAGAGTTAGTTGAAGACTACAAATTCCGTTACCTGCAAGATAAGACAGTTGAGAGGATGCTCAGGTCACAGAGGACCATAGCATTAGACTTATTCCTTGATCTGGCATTAGGTTATTGCCTGCACCTTGAGCCCTCATCAAAATACCTGAGACTCGATGTTTATGCAACATATGCATCCTTGGAAGCAGTCATAATTGATGGAGTCATGAATGATAATATTCCTCTAAGGGCTAGGAATATAATCATAGTAATGGGCTCGACAAGATTATCAACCCTACTTGAATCCAATAAGGACCTAATACTTAGAAGATTAATACATGCGCGTGATGAGACTACTGAGAGTATAAGCCTACACATCAGCTCCAACACTAAATTTCCTATACATTACCTTTCAAAAATTGATAAAGAGTACA